TTAGTCATGCTTGTCCCCTTGCTCTGATTGCTTTGGCGTATCCATCAAGTATTGTTGCTGTGTAATTTTGAAGCCATACATCGCTTTTAAGTCCGCTCAAATCTGTTAACTCAAACAACTTTGCACACGCCTCACGCTCAAGAGCAACTGCTACATCAACTGCTTTCTCAGCCGCTTTCATTGCGGCATCAGTTAATCGCTCACGCTCTTTCTCTGCTACCAGTTTGGCAAATGCCCACAATGGTTCAAAGCCACTATCTCCATGTGCGTATTGCCAGCCAGCCTGTTTAGCCAGTTCAATCATTTCATCTTGTGTCATGTGTTCTTCTCCTTGAGTTTCTCTTCGATTGCTTCCGCAAAAGCATCTTCATCGAGATCAAGAGTCCATGACGTCTGATTGATGCACTGGAACTTGAGCATCTCCCTCTCATCGGGGGTCAAGCCAACCCACTCCCTTTGTATTTGGCGCTTGCGCCATCCTATGGCTTGCTCCATTTACTTGCCGGAGATTTCTTTTTGAATCTCACGGTCGATGTACCACCGTGCCTTACGCAAGTCTTCTACCTTGCTGTTTGATTTGAGACCCGCTCTCCAGATGTACTTGACGGCATTGCCCAAACAGAAGTTCATGTGTTCTGTTATTTGGATGCACTCGACATTGGATGGGTGTGATTTGTAATGAGCCGGATGGTTGACTAGATCAGCAACCACTGCCTCAACCACTTTGCGTGGTCTGCCTCTACTTCTTTTAAGCATAGAAACCTCGAATCCTTTGTAGTGATTCAAAGAGACTTTGGATGTGGCGCTGGTCCATGTCAGCGCTTCCCTCTAGTACGTGTTGCACATGGTTTTCTAAGTACCGAAGCACACCGATCTCTCTGGATAAATCGTTAATGCGCTGATGAAGTTCTGTGTTCTGCTCTCTTTGTCTTTTCAGATCATCAGAGAGAAGATCAACAATGCTCTTACCATTCATCGTCTCTAGGTCTTGAGATGCCGATGTCTTGTAGGTCTTCATAAGCCGCTCCCCTGTTCCACACGTTCTCTAGTTCAAAACTGTCCCGCCGCCGTTCATTGGTTGGCTTCTTTGAAACAACCTTGGTTGGCTTGGGGATGGCTTTGGGCTTGACTGGTTGTGGACTTGATGTTGACTCCCGCTCCGGACGTGAGGTTCCTGACAGTCTTTCGTCTGTAGTAAAACGGGTATTGCAGTTTTGACACTGCCGTCTTCGTCTAAGTGAACCGTCACTTTGGAGTCGAGTATCAATGACATCTGTCTTGCTCTTGCATAGATGACACTGCATTGCGGTTCGATGCCCTCAGTGCGGTTACAAAGTCAGCAAAAGAACCCGCCATCACCATCGCTGGCGTGAGTACCTTGTCTGGGTTTTCGTTGCAGTCCATCAAGATGGACACGCCCTCTTGCTCGTCTACGAGTTTGATGGTTACGGTAGCCATACTCAAACCTCCGACACTTCTGCTTTAGCAACATCCTTTTTTTCGCTGTACTGAGAGCGAATGAATGAGTCTAAATCTTGCTTATGAAATCTCCATGCTCGTCCAACCTTGGCGGCTGGTATACGTCCATGTCGAGCCAAGTAGCGAACTGACTCGCTACTTATGCCTAGGTACTGCGCCGCATCTTCAATAGGTATCAACATTTACATCTCCTTGGTTTGAATCTTGTGTTGACTTAAACTGCTGGCAAAACGGTGCAACTTCGCAAAAGTTTTCACACCGTCTGTACCCGCCCTTACGCTCTTCAATCACGTAGCCCTTGTCAGGTTCACCAAGGTCTTCACGATTCACTGAGACTTTCTTCGCCCTCTTGCCGCCCTCTTTGATAAGGGCATAAGTGGTTCCCGCATACCAGCGCTCTTCATCAGAGCAAAGAACTTCTTCTCCACGGTCTGCCGCTTGATGCAAGGCGATACGTTCTTCGATATACGCCGTCGCTTTAGCGTCATCCCATACTGGGACTTCAATTACTTTTACGCTTGCTTGTGGGTAATCAGGATTCCGAGAGGCATCCGATCTACGCCAGTCTCTAAAGATGGCGATGACCTGTAACGTGTCCACTTCGTAGCCATTGGCTTTCGCCAACATACGAAGCACGTTGAGTTGCTTCTCCCAATCCTCACTACCATTTGCCTTAAAGACAGTAGTGACCTTCCAATCTTGAAGAGCCTTGTCTCCAAGATGTAGACGATCAAACTGTCCAGACAGTTGCCATCCGTTAACGTCCATGTAAAGACGCTCTTCGACCAGAGCAGTTGTTCCGGCTCTCTCAAGCACGGTATGAACCGCTTGACCCATTAGCGACCACACACGTTCACTAACGTCCTCTACTACGTACTGCTTATAAGTTTTATTCAGAATACGCTTCTGAGGTGAATCAATCAATTTAGTAGCGCTAATATCCCCACCGCCAACGTAGGAATCATTGCGTACTGCTGATACAAACGCATCGGGTAAACCCTTCAAGTTCGTCAGGTTCATCCGAAGTCAACCTCTTCCGAAACTTGTTTGGGCGCACGGCTTGGTACTGCACGACGAGCGTACTGCTCACGCTCCTCGGCTGGACGCAACGTGCCACTCATGTAGTCCAGTCCAGTCTTGGATTGCTTTGACCACAGTCCACCCTCAAACTTAGAGCCATCAGGAAATGTCACGACGACATTTTGTACGGGGTGGTTGTCTGCCTTACGGCGTGTGTTTTCAAATACTGCGATCGTGATTTGTTTGTTGTCGTAAGTCATACTGTTACTCCGTGGTTTCTGTTTCGGTTACCGCTTTAGCGGCTTTCTCTTGCAACTTGGAAATGATCTGAGCGGTCTTTGCCAACGGCACTTCTGCCAAGGTGTCGACCTTGTAAGCCTTGGCTATGACCAACTCGTTTACTCCAACCTTTTCTGCCAATTCCCTGATGGTCTTTATCTCGTTCTCGCCCAAGCACTGAACTTTTGCGACAGGCTTAGGAGCCACAGGGCTAGGCTCTGCAACGGCTTTAGCCGGAACACTCTTCTCTTTTGGGACAGGGGTTGAATCATTGTTGGTCTCATTGCCGTACTCCAAAGGTGTGTCTTCACCCGCATACACATACAGGGCAAGTCCATGCAAGGCGATAGCCTTGGCAAGACAGCGTTGCATTGCAGTGTTCAACTCGAAAGAGTTGGGGGTTGGGATGGGTTGGTTGCGGTGGTTCATCACAGGCAACTGCGATGTGCGTGTGATGCCAAAGGCAGTCACCCGACAAAACACCATTGCTGTTTCTCCGATGGGACAGTAAGGCTTGTTGTCCCAGAACAGATATTCCCAAGTAGCGGTTGGGTCTTGGCGCAGTAGTTGATCTACCGCCCAAGCCCACGACACGTAGGAAAGTCCGTTTTTCTTTTCAACGTACTCGTTGACGTTGATAGATGCCAGCCGCTCAAAGGTTGAGAGTGGGCTTGCTTCTCTTGCTTCTGCTTCTTTGCTCATAGGCTCCTCTTCGTTGTTGAATGTGTAGCGAACACATACGAAGTATAGGAGCGTTGCTTTCAGTTGTCAATAGCAATACGCAATTTTTTTATTTGCTACGCTTTATTGCGGAATACTGCGACTATTTTCCCCGTGGGCAATGACATACCGCCAGACGATGTGTCGTTGACATCAATCGCCATGAGGTCGCCCTTGTTCACGGCGGGAGACATAGAGTCGTTGAGCGCCTTCACAAACTGAAGTGTCGCCACGTCTGTGACCTTGATCACCATGTCCTTGGGCATTATGGGTGGGAGGGCGCTGGCAAAACGTGGAGAAATCTCTTCGACCTTGACTTGCAAAGCCCTAGCAAACTTCGCCACTGTCTCCATGTTTAAGGGGATGCGCCCATTCAAATACTGACTGATAGCCGCTTGATTTTTAAATCCAAAATCTTTCGCAAGTTGTGCTTGCGTAAGGTGAAGTTCGGAGTGCTTGGAGTCCCAAAGATTTTTCAATTTTGTTTGATCTTTGGTCTCATCTGAAGAGAGTTCTCTGCGCTGGTATCTCTTAGGTTTTTCACTCGTAGACGATGTGGATTCGTCAGACTCTTTGGAGTCTTTTTTATTCGGAAACATCTTCACCTTAGTTTTGGTTTTAGCGGCAGGAATGCGCCTTGCCTTTGAATTCATTGTAACTCCTTAATGGTTGGGTTTACTGCTTGCAATCTTTTATATGTTCTGCTACACTGTTTTATGCGTATTGCTTATACGCTCGAGTCGCTACCTCGAAAACAAGGAGAAAAAAATTGACAAACTATTACAAGTTGGTGACTGCATTATGCGCCACAAATCAAGCAAACTACATAGAACTCATGTTGAATGCTAATAATTTAGCAAAAAACAACAACAATGAACTGGCACGGTTTGTGCTGTATTTATATATATATGTATTACAATATATATATAATAATAAATCTTATACTAATATATTTTTCTATAAGAAAAATATAGATATAGATATATACGAATACTCATCTCAAAATGAGGGGTATTCCTATGTTTAAGGACTTCTCCTCATTCGGAATAGAACTTGGCAACCGTACAGGGGAGGAAGTCAAAGTCCCTTGCCCCAAGTGCAGTCAACTTCGTAAGAAGAAATCCTATCCATGCCTCAACGTCAACACAGACAAGGGCGTATGGAACTGCTGGCATTGCGGCTGGTCAGGCGGACTCAAGACAGGCGAGTTCTCAAAGCCTACCGTTGCCCACACCAAGACCTACTACAAGCCTGAGTTCAAGCCTGAGCCACTGACGGACAAGACATTCGAGTACCTCGCCACTCGTGGTTTGAACAAGGATGTCCTTATTCGGAACCACGTCACCACGCTGACCGTGTGGATGCCTCAGGTTGAGGAAGAAGTACGTGCTGTCGCCTTTCCCTACTACCGTGATGGCGAAGTAGTCAACATCAAATACCGTGATGGAAAGAAAAACTTTCGTCAAGTTGGTGGCGCACAAAAAACTTTCTACAAGATCGATGACGTAACCGATACCGCCATCGTTACCGAAGGTGAGATCGATGCTCTATCCCTTGAGGTTGCTGGGTTTAAGAACGCTATCTCCGTGCCTGATGGAGCGCCAGCCCCAACGTCAAAGAACTACGAGACAAAGTTTGAATACCTTGATGATGAAAAGTTGGACAACATCAAGACATTCATCTTGGCGGTTGACAACGATGAGCCGGGTCGAAAGTTAGAAGAAGAACTTGCTCGTCGCTTGGGGCGAGAGCGTTGCTTGCGTGTGACTTGGGTTGATGGGTGCAAGGATGCCAACGAAGTACTGCTCAAGCATGGCGCTGAAGTGCTGGCGCAGTGCATCAACAACGCACAGACATTCCCAGTTGAAGGACTCTTCTCGGTCTACGACATTGCTGATGACTTGAACGCCATCTACGAGGATGGTATGCCCAAGGGCGAAGCCACAGGATGGAAGAACGTAGACGAGTTGTACTCCCCTACTCCCGCTCAGTGGACGCTAGTCACAGGCATACCCAGCATGGGCAAATCAGAATGGCTTGATGCTTTGACGGTCAACCTTGCCGAGCAAAGTGGTTGGGTCATTGGCGTGTGTTCCCCTGAGAACCAACCGATCACTTGGCACTCAGCCAAGTTGATGGAAAAGCACATGAAAAAGCGCATCAAGGTCATGACTCGTGAGGAGTTTGAAGAAGGTAAAGACTGGCTGAACCAGCACTTTCATTTCATCTTGCCAGAGCAACCAACCATTGAAGCGGTGCTGGAAAAAGCCAAGGTCTTGGTTAAGCGTTTCGGTATGCGTGGTTTAGTGATTGACCCGTACAACGAACTCGATCATACGAAGCGCAAGGATGGCGTTAACGAGACGGAATACATCTCGATGTTCCTTACCTACATTCGAAAGTTTGCTCGTGAGCAAGGCGTTCATGTGTGGCTTGTAGCCCACCCCGCTAAGTTGCTCAAGGATAAGGAAGGTCACTACCCAGTACCTGATGGGTACTCAGTGTCAGGCTCTGCCCACTTCTTCAACAAGGCAGACAACATCGTGACGGTGCATCGGGACAAAACAAATCCTAAAGCGCCATCAGAAATACACGTACAAAAAATCAGAAGCCGATGGCTTGGTCGCCCCGGCATGACAGAACTTTATTGGAGACCTGACTGTGGAAGATACGAAGAAGCAACCAACCACAAATACTCCGGTAAAGACTACGCCTCAGGAGAACGTGATGTTGAAACTCTCCATATCTGAAGCCAATGCCATGTTCACTAAGGAACAACTCAGGTCAATCATGCCTGAGGTGTCAGCCTTCTACGACAAGATGAACGCTGAGTTTCCGGGAAGCAAG